AGCAAAGACTGTTAGATCCGACATTTATTAAAAAGTCAAATATTAGAGAACGTGCATACGATGAAGATACAGGTGAATATTTAAATTACCAAGGTAAAAATTATACTGTTGAACGTTTAATGCCGACGCCGTACTTGATGCGTCTTAATGCAGATATATGGGCAAGTAACACAGATCAAAAATTACAAATACTTGAACAAATTCTTGTACTGTTTAATCCAAGTTTGGAAATGCAAAAAAGCGAAAACTTTGTAGATTGGACAGCAATTACTGTAGTAAATCTTGAAAATGTTAACTGGTCTAATCGCAGTATACCTGTAGGTGTTGACAGTGAAATTGATATTGCTACATTAACTTTTAGCGTACCCATTTATATTAGTCCGCCAGTTAAGGTCAAGAAAATGGGCGTTGTTACAAATATTATTACTAGTATGTTTGATGAAACTAGAGGAACTATTGAAGATGGGGTAAGTGTACCAGAACTTAATCAATTTGATGATGTTGCAAGAGCAAGTGCTACAGATTCTCCGTTTGGTAGAAAAGCAACCACAATACTTGCACAAGAAATGGCTAATGTCAACTACAGGACTTACGGTTTGTATTTAGAAAACGGTATTGCACAACTGTATGCAAATGGTAGAATAGGTGGAAAACCGTGGGATGATATATTTGAAGCATTGCCAGGAATGTACGGTGCTGGAGTAAGTCGTATATTCTTAACTAATCTTGATACCGATGTTACAGTAACAGGAACCTTTGCGGTTTTCCCTAGCGATGACTCGAAAATATTAATTGATTTTGATGAAGACACTTTCCCAAGTGATACTATTATTGACGGACGTACAAGCATTGACTATATAATTGATCCTACAACATTTAATCCTTTGAGTATACTAAACAGCGGATTACGCTTGTTGCTCCTAGAAGATGTTGGCAAGGAAGGCGAAACTGTCGTTTCCGCAGCATGGTCTAACAATGACGGTACAGGCCTTGTTGCAAAAGCAAATGATATAGTTGAATGGGATGGCAACAAATGGGTTATTGTATTTGATGCAAGCGAAGCCACTGAAACTACATATACAACAAATCTTAATACACAAACACAATATAGGTTTGACAACGGAGAATGGTTAAAAGCCATAGATGGTGATTATCCAGTTGGCACATGGAGGGTTGAACTTGCCGGCTAATTATTAGTATGGACAAGATCATTTGTAGTGGTGCATTATTCTACACTCTAAAAACTAATAGATTTTTATTTCTTCATCGCATTGGTGGCAAGAAACACAATATGTGGGGACTTGTTGGTGGAGGTAACGAAGAAGGAGAAACTCCTTGGGAAGGACTTCAGCGAGAAATAAAAGAAGAAATTGGGTTTTTACCTGAAATCAAAAAAACACTCCCTCTTGAAAGTTTTGTATCAAACGATACAAAGTTTATGTTCCATACATATCTTTGTATTATAGAAGAAGAATTTATACCTAAACTTAATAGAGAACACGACGGTTATGCTTGGTGTTCATTTACAAAATGGCCCAAACCATTGCACCACGGTTTGCGAAATACTCTACAAAGTAAAATAAATTTATCAAAACTAGAAACTGTATTCCAAACTATAAATCTTCTTGACTAAGTTGTTGATCTGTAGTATAATATAGAATGATTAAAGTTTATGGCGACTTAATGTTAGATCGGTGGATATTGGGCAATGCAGGGCGCATTAGTCCAGAAGCACCAGTACCTATTTTATTAGAAAAATCTCAAGAAAAACGTCCTGGGGGTGCTGCAAATCTTGCAGTAAATATAGCCAGTCTAAACGGTACTGTCGGAGTATATGGTAGCGTTGGCGATGACAAAGAAGGTTTTGAGCTTATCGAAATACTAGGCGAACAAGAAAAATTAGAATCAAATATTACTTTTGATAGTACAGTAACTACAGCCAAAAATAGATTAGTTGGACAAGGTGGGCAACATATTGCACGTTGGGATAGAGAAACAACATACACAGGTTCAGCAGCGTTTGAAAGATTAGAAAATAGTTTAGAAAAATCAGACTTGATATGTATTAGTGATTATGCAAAAGGTACAGTTCGTAATAATACTGTAGCAAAAATCATATCAAAAGGGTGTCGTGTATTAGTTGATCCAAAACAAGATCCAGGCTATTATAGAGGAGCATATTTGGTAAAACCAAATATGGCTGAATACGAAGGATGGTTTGGGACTTTTAGAAAAGAAATAGCACTTCTTAAAATGAAAGATTATAACTGGGATTGGCTAGTTGTAACTGACGGTGCAAACGGCATTCATGTAATACATACTAGCGGAATATATAAACATTTTGTAGAGCCAGCAAAAGAAGTAGCAGATGTTACTGGTGCAGGTGACACTGTTTTAGCAGTTATTGCTTATTATATTGAGCAGGGAAAAGATGTGTTTTATGCAGCAAAACAAGCCTGCTATGCTGCTGCTAGATCTGTTGAACATAGAGGTGTGCATGTTGTAACACACAATGACATTAACAAAGGTGTAGTTTTTACAAACGGAGTATTTGATATACTTCACAAAGGACATTTAGAATTACTCAAAGAAGCTCGTAGTTTAGGAAACAAACTTATAGTTGCTGTAAACACAGATGCCAGTGTGCAAAGATTAAAAGGAAGTGAACGTCCTATTAATGATGTTGCAACACGGGTTGCACAATTAGAAGTTTTACCTTGGATAGACGAAGTGCGTACATTTGCTGAAGATACGCCATACGAATTAATTAAAGAAATACAGCCAGACTTAATTGTAAAAGGCGGAGATTATACAGTAGAAGAAGTTGTAGGACACGATATAGCACCTGTACATATTTTTCCTACAGTAGGAAATTATTCTACTACTAGAATAATAGGAGAAATGCATGGATCTTAATTTAATGGTAATTGACAACTTTTTACCCGATCCTGATGCTGTAAGGAATTTAGCATTAAAATCTGTATTTGATTGGCGCGGCTCTTATCCTGGAGTTAGAGCATTATGTCATGATACAGGTTATAAAAGTTTTTTAGATGAAAAATTCGAAGAACTATACGGAACTAAATTAGTCCATTCTGGCGCTAGTACACAATTTCAAATTTGCACTGAGGTAGAAAATGACAACTGGATACATCACGACACTCACGATATTGCAGGGGTGTTATATCTTACTCCAGATGCTCCGTTAGATTATGGTACAAGTATTTTTAGACACAAAGAAAGTAAGATATTATATGGTCAGCAACAAACTACAGAAGATAATCAAAATGAAAATGAATGGGAAGAAATTATACGTGTAAACAACATTTACAATCGTCTTATAATTTATAATGGCTGGATGTGGCATCGTAGTAATAATTTTGGTTTTGGAAATACATTAGAAAATTCAAGACTTACTCAAGTGTTTTTTATGAATTTTAAGGAGCAAGAATGAAAATACTAGTTACAGGACACAAAGGATTTATCGGATCTAATCTTGCACTATATTTACAAGCACAAGGCCACGATGTTGAAGGGTGGGAATATATTCCTAATACTATTCCAGATCCTAGTGGTTATGATTGGGTCGTACATTTAGGTGCTAATAGTAGCACAACTGAAACTGACGTTGATTTAATAATGGATCAAAACTTTGAACATAGTGTACGTTTATTACAAGCATGTGATATGATGGGAGTTAATTTTCAATACGCTTCTAGTGCAAGTGTTTACGGTCCTACTACGCATTTTGTCGAAAATGGTCCGTTGCAACCCAAAAGTCCGTATGCTTGGAGCAAGTATCTGTTCGATAGATTTGTAAATCAATTAAAAGATGAATTTCAAATCAAAGTACAAGGTTTTAGATATTTTAATGTGTACGGACCTAACGAAGAACACAAAGGTGATCAAGCAAGTCCTGTTACAAAATTTACTAAACAAGCAAAAGAGTTAGGGTCAATTACCTTGTTTCAAAATAGCGAAAAGTATAAAAGAGACTTTGTTTGTGTAGAAGATATTTGTCGTGTACACGAAAAAATGTTTGATGTAGAAGAATCTGGTATTTGGAATGTTGGTACTGGGAGACCTGTAAGTTTTGAAACTGTAGGTATTTCTATTGCAGAAAAATATGGTGTAGATATTAAGTATGTTCCTATGCCAGATAGTTTAAAAGGACAATATCAGGAATACACCTGCGCAAACATAGATAAGTTAACTAATATTATAGATGTCAAATGGACAAAAATTGAGGATTATATAAATGACAACTGAAAAGAATCCAACAAGACTTCAAGGTGCTGTACAAAAAGGATGGGGCTATGAACTAATATGGGCTTCTAACGAAAAATACTGTGGGAAGATACTTTTTTTCGAAAAAGCAGGCTCAAAGTTTAGCATGCACTTTCACAAAGAAAAAGATGAAACCTGGTTTGTAAATAGTGGTAAATTCAAGTTGCGGTATATTAATCCTAATAATGCACAACTTATAGAGCAAGAATTAAAAGAAGGAGATGTATGGCATAATCCTCCTTGCTTGCCGCACCAACTCGAAGCGATTGAAGACGGTTCGAGTATTACAGAAGTAAGTACTCCAGACAGCGTAGAAGATAATTATAGAATTATTCCTGGAGATAGCCAATCAACAGTAGAAGAAAATAATGGATAATATGTGGGGTCCACAAAGACCAGATGATCCTAGCCAATATACAAAATGTGTTATTGGTCTAGATAGAGACGGTACCATTAATCGAGATCTTGGAACATACGTTACTTCTCCAGGAAATTTTGAACCAATACCTGGAAGTCTAGAAGCGGTTGCATTGTTGAGACAAAAGGGACATCGAGTTGTTGTAATAACAAATCAAGGAGGAATTGGTAAGGGATTAATGACTCCGCAAGATGTTGACCGTGTGCATGATTATATGTTTAAATTACTAGGGGAAGCAGGTTGTCCTAGTATTGATGCACTCTACTACAGCACTACTAATCTAAAAGACGACATCTACGCTAAACCAAATATAGGAATGTTTCAACGCTGCGAGAAAGAGAATCCTGGAGTTAAATTTAAACAAGGATTTTATGTAGGCGATAAGTTAACTGATTTAAAGGCAGCAGTAAAAGCAGGAGCAAGACCTGTGCTTGTTAGAACAGGTTATGGTTTAGAAACCGAAAAGACACTAAACAAATTTACCTACCAAAAACTCAAAAAGCAAACATATGTTTTTGATAATTTGCTAGAGTTTGCACAAGCAATTTAGGCTTGTGCTTCGCCCCATCTTAGAATAATATTTGCATCGACTGATGCGCCGGTGACCTTGTACACGTTAATAGCAAGTACGTCAGGTCCGTTCGGGAATGTACCTCTACCACCTAGTGTAGTATTTGTAAGTTCTTTCAATTTGTCTAGTGACAATACTGAACGTTCGCCTGGGTTAGCAATGAACGAGAATACTGTTTCACCTGGTTGTGCATATGGCGGCTCAACAAAAGTAGTTTCAACAGTACCTGAGCCGGCTGTTAATGTTCCTGAGAATGAGTTGTTAAACACAACGCCATAAAACTCTGTACCGCCATGGTTGAGTAATTGTATAAACGAGATAGCAGTATTAGCGGGGAATGTTACACTGCCGCCGCTTGTCATTTGTGTGCCAAATGTTGCATTTGAACTTTCAAAACTGGCTTTTTGTAGGAATGCATAGTTTCTGTTAGTTAAGTCGCCGCCATATGTAAATGTTACACTGCTGCCAGAAGCAGAAAAGCCGGTTGGTTTATCACTTGCTGTGATTCTATACTGCCCATTATTACGTTGTTGTACCTTTGATACTGTGGTTCCTGCAGGAAAGTTTAATCCGTTAATTGTTGAACCAGGCAATACAGGACCAAATGACTCATAACTTGCTTCTGTAATTTCAAACTCATCATCACTGTTATTAGACGCTGTTGTCATCGGCGAAGTAGTTATAGTGCCTTGTGCAGTAATAGTTGCTGTAGTTGCAGCAGCACCTGTAGACCAATTTACAGAACCGCCCGAAGCAATCTGTGCAAAACTTGGTTGTCCACCTTGTGCTTCTGTTGTCAGCGTAGACCAAGTGATGTCTGCAGGACTAAGTGGATAGTTTTTAGGATTCAACACACCTTCAACAACAATACCACCTGTGCCTGTTTCTGATGTAACTTCAATACCTTGTAGTAGTAATTGAGCTCTGTTTAACAACTCTCTTTCTCCTAGGTCACCAGTAATAGCGTTTGAAACACTAGGTGCTAGTCGAATTAAAAATGCTGTTTGTTTTGTAGTATCAACCGGAATCGATGATTCAGTGTACGAGAAGATATAACCGCGGTCTTCATCAAAGCCGCCATCTGTTAAGAACGCTGAACCCCAGTGACTAATTAGAGGTGTAATTGTGCTACTAATTAATATAACACCAGTTTTTGCTGAGTGTACAGCAGCATCTCCTGCTGCATAAGCACGAGTTGCACCTGCTTGGAAGTTTGTATGAGTTGTTCCTCTGGTGAGACCGGTTAGTGTGTTAGTTGTTTTATTATTTCCTGTAAATCTTATAATTTCGTTATCAATGTAAACAGTACCTGTAGTTGGGAAGAAACTACTATCTTCTAATTCAAGAGTAGTTTGACTGATATCCATGTCTTCTGCTAGTTTGCCTGGAGGTCCTTCATTGGTAACCTCATATCGTACAGGCAAGTTACCTGAACGCATAAATGCTTCTGTGTTTACGTTTGAGTTACGCATTCTGTGTGCAAATACAAAGTTACCATCTGAACCACGTAGCATAAAGTCAATGAAACCAGCACCATACCATGAATATTGTATACCAATCATCTGCATCTTTGCAGGATCTAAGTCATATCCGCTTGGACCTGTACCATCTAAGCGGTCCAAGTTAAATTCTGATTGCTTAACTTTTTTGTCTGTGATCAACATTGCTTTTGTACCAGCAATATTATTAACTCCCCTAAAATCAGGAGTTACATACATAGTGGTTTGATCTTCAACCTTTGATATAACATGTGTCATACCTTTGATAATAATTCTATCGCCTGCTTTTAATTGATCACGGAATCTTGTATTCGTTCCTGCAACTAAGTTATCATCTACGGTCATAGCAATAGTACCAGCAACTTGTTTTGTACCTGTACGCTGTACTACTGATATTTGTGTACCATCATATTCCCAGAAAATTCCGTTTTGATCATCAAAAATACCAGAACGTACTGTAGCACCATGCCAACTTACAACACTCATTTGTGCTGCAAATCCTAGTACCGCACTTGTTGCTCCTAGTCTACGCTGTGCTTCAACTTCAAAAGTTCTTTCGTCAACAACTCTAGTAACTGTATAGTCAAATACTGGAGGGAAGTAAGTTTCTGGGCCGCTGTTATAGCCTTCAGTTTCTACTCCTATTAAACGTATTACACCACCAACTTGTACTCCATGATCGTTATCGTCTGTTACAATAGTAATAGTTGAACCTACTTCTGTTCCGTCTGCTGTTACGCTACGTAAATCATAACTTGGTGCAAATAGAGCACCAGTGGTGTACATGATACCCTTACCTGACTGATAACGAATATAGTTTTTACTTTGACGTATTGCTTGCGCACCGTGCTGCGGACCGCCTGTGCCTAATTGTACACCACCGTCATATGGTCTGTGAATAAAGAACGAATCTGGTCTTGGATATACTGAGCCTTCAATAATAGAAGTACTAGTGTCGATGTTTCCGGCTGCCCTTGCAACAAAGGTCAACTGGTCTTCTTGTGGTATATCTGTTACAATAAAGGCCCCTGCTGCTAAATTATGGTTATTTACACCGTCGTCAGTTTCAACAGTTGTAATAAATGTATCTCCTGGAACTAGTCCGTGTGCATTTGGAAATTCAATTTGCAACGAAGCCAATGCACTGAAAGTTATTGCATCTAGTTTTGAAATAATCCCAGTGGTTGCTTCTGATATTGTTACTGTTGCAATAAAATCTCCAATATCTCCAAATACTGCTTCTTCATAAGTAGACGTAAAGGTTGCTATTGCACCTGTTGACACTGTTGATACGGTAATCGTTATATCATTAACTGGACTCTGTCCGCCTAGTTGTGTTCCTAGTAGAGTAATTCTATTACCTACTGCGTAATCAAGCCCTCCACTAACAAGAGTTACTGTATATGCACCTCCAGTACGGAGAATGTCAAAAGTTGCTCCTGAACCAGCAGGTTCTTGATTTACACCAGCGATGGCTGTGTAACTTGCTGTTCCTGTTGCTGCGCTACCTGATCCAGATACAGTTGCAATATCTCTTGTTACTAGATCTCCTAGTGTTGTAATTGTAATTTCTAAATCGTTAATTCCGTCTTGTCCAGCAAGCTCAGAACCGAGAATTGTAAATGTTTGATTTACACCATAATCTTCACCACCGACATCAACGGTTATAGTATACGATCCGCCACTTATATCAACTGTAAATTCTGCGCCGTTACCGATCAAATTTGTTCCAGTAACGTTGAAACCTGTATCAGTATCAAGTGCTACACCGCTAACACTTATCGCTGTAATTCCGCCGCCGCCGTCTACGTTATCTATAGTAATAGTACAATCATTAGTAGTAGTGGCACCGCCT